GGATCTTTAATCTTTTTTGTCACCATTGACCACCTTAAGTTTAGGGGCCGCGGCACGTAACATACGATTTACATCTTGTTTAATAGCATCATCATTATCCCCGGTGGCCCACGGGTTTTCTATTTGTTGAATTTGTTGCTTATCAGTAAACATAGCAAAATGTTTACCTATAAGTTCAAGAGCACGAAGTGCAGATGGAAGTTCATCATCTCGTTCAGCGGCTGTTGCAATTCTAGTGAGACGACGTAATACTTCTTCAGGAGTCATACCATCTTTAACTAACATATTTTCCCTATACCAATCAAGATATGTTCTAATTTTAGGTTTAGCAAAAAAAGCAGAACAATGATTTTCTGCATATTGAACAGAATAATGAGCGCGTTTAAGGGCATTAGTTTTATCTAAATCTACAAGATATTCAACACAAGCTAATTTTTGTTTATCAGTAAGATCAAGATCAGGTTCAGGTTTTTTTACCATTGAAATGTATTCCTACACTCTGTATAATTATAATTAAGTCTCGACTAGTATATGTCGTCTATAGCCTTATCCCCCTTAACAGGGGGGTCTTTTTACATAAAGACCGGATGTTTTTCATCAGCATCACTAATAAATTCTACATTAAAACTTTCACCGCATCCACACATAGATTTAACATTAGGATTTTCTACCATAAGTTTTTGTCCAAATAAATCTTTTTTATAATCTACTTCCATACCAGCTAAATACATAATTGACATACCATCAATTATTAATTTACCTACATTTAAATCTAATACAACATCAGTAGTATTATTTTGTATTTTTTCTAAAGGTTGCCAATCATAGTTAAAACCAGAACATCCCCCGCCCTTTACTGATAAAAGAATACCTTCAAAATTATTCTCTGAAATAATAGAAGAAAGATGTATATTTGCTTTTTCAGTTATTGCTATCATAAATTTTCCTTATTATATTCTTTCCGAGGGGGGCACTCCGGCTTACGGGTTTCCTATTAGAGCGGCGTTCCTCCTTCTTCGTTACGGCGTTGGGCTACAGTTTTAGTTACTATAGTTCCACGTTCTTTGGTGGTAGACTTCTTTAACTCTCCGTCCTCAAATTCTTCAATCAACATCTTTCCCTCTTCCGAGGGGTGTTTAATTTTAATAGATACATCCTTTGTCATAAATTAATTCCTACATATACTAAACTTGCAAGTATGCAAAAGCCTATAACTGATAGCCATAAGCGTAAGGCAGCTTTCTCTTCGCTATATTTTTTAAAAATAGATCGGGTCATAAGTCCTCCTTATCTATATCGGGGTAAGGCCAGCCCTCGTCTTCGTCACTCCAGGAATCAAAGTTATCGTCTTCCCAAGTAGGATCTAGAGATAGGGCTTCATCACTATCAACAGGGGTCCAGTGACCACTAATCCAGCGATCAGGACTATTACGGCGTACTTGTGTGAGATAATCATGGGCGCGGCCATAAGAAATCATTTCGTGAACTACTACTTCACGATCTTCCACATAAGTAATTTCAAGGGTTCCTAGCTCTTGTTCCATATTTTTATTATAACATCGAAATAGAAGGAGAGCAAGTAGAATTAAATATCTAGGCCGTAGTCACCGTGCCTAAAATCTTCAGCGAATATCTCTTGTAGAATTTTTAAAGGATCTGATTTTTTAGTTTTCTTATCTTTTTTGGCTCTTAAATTATGTGAAATCATATCTTCTAACCATAACATAGGCTCATATGCATCACCATAATCATGAAGATCTTCTTGTGAGGGAATTCTATTAAGTAAAATTTCCATAATATCAGAAGAGCCCAGTCCTTCAATTTGTTTAAGTCTATTATCCCTAATAGATTTTTGTATATTTTCAGGTAGGAATTTAAAACTTTTATTTCCAGACATATTTTCAGGATCTTCTACACTTAAAATAGTATTTCTTCCTTCTCCATAATATACCTTTGGGGGTAAAAGTTTATTAGGATCATACATTGCTCCTTTATCAAGAGTTTGATCTCCGAAATTACGTATATTACCAGAATTAATACCTTTATGGTATTCGTGTTCTGGATAAAGATAGGTTCTAGTGTGAGGGTCTCTATACTTAAACATTTCTGCTACATGCTTAGAAAATCCTGGAGATCTCTGTACTTCCTCTGCGGTGAGTTGTTCTAATCCATACCTTTTTTCAGCCATTTTAATAACCTAACCAGTCACGTAGTGTCTTTAATGTTGTGTTAGGTTTAAAGTATTTCTTCTTTGATGCTCCTCTAGAGAACTCTTCGATAGCTGTAATACCTCCATTATCATGATACTCCCATTTAATACCATGATCATCAAGAATACGCCCTATCTGCGTATCTCCAAATTTACGAGATAGGGGGCCACCTTGTATCTCTACTTCTTCTCTAGTTTTACCTTTAGTCTTACCAAGAAGAGAGGGGCTTGGGGTATTATGTACGCTCCAAATTGGAATGTCTTGAGAATCGGGGGACATGTTTTTAATAGGGATATTTTTAATATTAGTGTTAGCAGAAGGGCCAGTAAGCTTTTTCACAAGTTTAGCGCTCTTACCTACTTTACGTCCGAGAAGATCTAAGATACCCCCAGCGCCCAAAAGTGTGGCGGG